AAATAGCAGAGGCAGGTCAACTTATAGATTTTCGTATTGGTGAGCCACATGAACTAATGGCTTTGGAGGATAATACAAGGATATTCAATATATTGAAAAAGTATAATGGTGTGCCTAATGATTATAATGCAGAGGAAGTAGAAAAGATTAAAGCCCAAGCAGTGCCTCAAGTAGAGGCTCTTCCTAAAGAAGATTCTGAGTAACTACAACATAGAGAATAATATGACTATTTTATCTGATAAATACCCACAAATTAAACCAGCACCTGCAGCTAACACTTCAGGTTATCCTCAAAAGGACATTAAAACTACTGGTGTAAAAACTCGTGGTAACGGCGCTGCAACAAAAGGCGTAACGGCTCGTGGGCCAATGGCGTAACCTATGAATTACGCCGCGTTAGTTACAGCAATTTGTAATTATACAGAAACTACAGAACAATCTTTTGTAGTCAACATACCCAACTTTGTTAATATTGCAGAAGAACGTATATATAATACTGTTCAGCTACCTGCTATACGTAGAAACGTGCTAAGTAATACTATCACTGGACTAAAGTACTTGCAGCTTCCTGATGACTACCTAGCCACTTTTTCACTAGCTGTAGTTGATACTACGGGTTCGCAGCAGTTCCTTATAGATAAGGACGTTAACTTTATTAGAGAAGCCTACCCTAACCCTGCAAGTCAAGGACTACCTAAATATTTTGCTCAGTTTGATGAAGCTACTATAATTTTTGGCCCTACACCAGACCAAACCTACCAAGTTGAACTGCATGAGTATTATTACCCAGAGTCTATTGTGACTGCGGGTACGTCTTGGGTAGGGGATAATTTTGAATCGGTATTGCTATACGGGTGTTTACGAGAAGCAGCTGTGTACCAAAAAGGTGAGGCCGATATAATTGCTAACTACGAACAAAAATACCAAGAGTCTATGGGGCTACTCAAATTGTTGGGCGATGGAAAAGAACGCAGAACAGCATACCGTGATGGGCAAGTTAGATTGCCGGTCTCCTAACACATATAATATAAGGTACTACTATGGCTATAACACAAAGCTTATCGACTACTTTTAAAGTAGGTTTATTTGACGGCATACATAATTTTGGTATTGGTGTCATACGTGCATCTACTGCACAAGACGTATTTAAGATAGCACTGTACACTTCTAGTGCAACACTAGATGCAACTACAACAGCTTACACAACATCAAATGAAGTATCGGGCGTAGGTTATACAGCTGGGGGTATTGCACTAACAGTATCTACCCCACCTACATCTACAAGCACAACAGCTTTTATATCTTTTGCTGTTGCGTCATGGCCCTCTGCATCAATAACTGCAAGAGGCGCACTAATTTATAACAGTTCTCAAGGTAATGTTGCTGTAGCTGTGCTGGACTTTGGTTCCGATAAAACATCTACAACAGGGACTTTTTCAGTTATATTTCCAACAGCTGATAGCACCAGTGCTATAATACGCTTAGCATAATCGGGAGAACATAATGGCACTAGTATTAGCAGACAGAGTTCGAGAAGCAAGTACTTCTATAGGTACCGGAGCACTTGTACTTTCAGGAGCAATAAGCGGATATCAGTCTTTTTCAGCAGCTATTGGTAACACTAACACAACGTACTATGGGGTTACTAACTCAGGCACAGCTGAGTGGGAAGTTGGTTTAGGTACAATCAGTGCGGGCCTTTTAACTAGAACTACTATATTTGCTTCTAGTAATGGGGGTGCAGCTGTTGTATTTACCACAGGCACTAAAGATGTATTTTGTACATATCCTGCAAGTAGAGCTATTAACTTAGATGCCTCTAGCAATGCTGTTGGTTTAGGAACACCCGCTGCGTTTGTTGCAACTAATGTGACTGGATTACCCTTAACTACTGGTGTTACTGGAACTTTGCCCGTTGCTAACGGGGGTACAGGCGCAATAACAATACCACTTAATAATGTTATTTTAGGCAACGGAACATCTGCTCCTCAAGCTGTAGCACCCGGTACTACAGGTAACGTGCTTACATCAAATGGTACAACATGGCAGTCTACTGCAGGGGCAACCCCAGCAAACCCAACAGCTACAATAACTGGCGCTGCGATCAATGGTACTGCTACTACTTTTATGCGGTCAGACGCAGTACCTGCTTTTGCACTAACTATTGCACAACTTAACACAGCGGTATCTGATGCAGATGTGGCTATCTCTACATCAGCCCAAACTTTTACTGGTGGACAGCGCGGAGCAGTAACAGCACTTACATCAAGCGCCGCAGCAATAGCTATTAACCTTGCAACTAATAACAACTTTAGTCACACCACCTCAGAAAATACTACTTTATCAGCACCATCAAGCCCAGTGGCTGGACAGTCTGGCGTTATAACTATTACTCAAGGGGCAACCGCTAGAACCTTAGCATATAATACGTTTTGGAAGTTCCCTGGTGGAACAGTGCCATCATTAACTGCAACAGTGGGCGCGGTAGATGTGTTTGTTTATAATGTTGAATCGGCTACCAGAGCTACATGCCAATTAATTAAGGATGTGAGATGATAGTTGGAGGAACACCTTTGTTGCTAAACGGTTCTACGGGTAGCTCTAATTGTATAGCGGTCGTACATGATGCCACCCCATTTATTTCTGCTTATCCATGGTCAACTTCAGGTTTTGGTACTAAATTCACTAACCCAGCTACTTTGCCTGCGGGTACGGGTGCTGGTGTAGCTTTTTCACCCGCTGGCACAGAAATAGCGGCCGCACATGCTACATCACCTTATATTTCTGCTTATCCATGGTCAACTTCAGGTTTTGGTACTAAGTTTGCTGATCCTGCTACTTTGCCTGCGGGTACGAGTACTGGTGTAGCTTTTTCACCCGCTGGCACAGAAATAGCGGTCTCACATGGTGGACCACCTGACGTTTCAGCTTATCCATGGTCAACTTCAGGGTTTGGTACTAAGTTTGCTGATCCTGCTACATTACCTACGGGTACGGGTTATGACGTAGCTTTTTCACCCGCTGGCACAGAAATAGCGGTCGCACATGTTACAACACCTTATGTTACTGCTTACTCATGGTCAACTTCAGGTTTTGGTACTAAATTCACTAACCCAGCTACATTACCTACGGGTAATGGTGGCGGCATAGCTTTTTCACCCGCGGGCACAGAAATAGCAGTCGCACACAATACATCACCTTATATTTCTGCTTATCCATGGTCAACTTCAGGTTTTGGTACTAAATTCACTAACCCAGCTACATTACCTACGGGTTTTGGTACTGAGGTTGCTTTTTCACCCGCTGGCACAGAAATAGCGGTCTCACATGGTACAACACCTTATGTTACTGCTTACCCATGGTCTAGTTCTGGCTTCGGTACTAAATTCACTAACCCAGCTACATTACCTACGGGTGTTACGGGTAATGGGGTTGCTTTTTCACCCGCTGGCACAGAAATAGCGGTCTCACATGGTACAACACCTTATGTTACTGCTTACTCATGGTCTAGTTCTGGCTTCGGCACTAAGTTTGCTGATCCTGCTACATTACCTACGGGTGCTGGTTATGGCGTAGCTTTTTCATAAATAGGAACTAAAAATAATGATTTATACACAATTACCCCAAACATATTGCGATGATGTACTGGCAGAAGCTATCTATGGTCGCGAAGTAGAGTTTTTTCATTACGATTTTGACCGTAATAACTTTACTAAACTACTAGAAGATATGCCTAGCGGAGCATACCGAGACGATATTGAAAACCGACTGGTTGGAACTATTGAGCAAATGCATAATGTGGAGTCAATTTATAATGCTTTAATATCTCAAATAACCAACCAAGAAGCACATGACGCGGCAGTGTTACGCACAACCGAAAAAAGGATAAACCATGTTCCTACTAAATAACACTAAGGTTCACCAAGACATTCAACGCACTATTGACGATGTTCAATATCCAGCTGGCTGGTTTAGTCACGATGCTGAAGCAAGAGCTAAAGTTGGCATGATCGAAGTGCCTGACATTATCCGACCTGATGATGATCTTTTTATATCAGTTGAAAATCCAGACGGTAGTTATACCTCAACCGCTCGGACAGATGAGGACATAGCAGGGATTAAACTTCAAAAAGATACACAACAAGCCTTAGCAGTTCGCCAAACTCGTAACGATAAACTCAAAGATAGCGACTGGACTCAACTTATTGACAGCACAGCAGACAAGACTTTATGGGCTGCTTATCGTCAAACCTTGCGTGACATATCATCTCAAACGGGTTTTCCTTGGGA